ACGTTGTTGAAAAGTTAAAATCGTTGGCAACTGCTAAAACTATTTCAGTATCTCAAAAGTTTGTGCAACATTATAGCGTTCCTTTTTTCGGTAAAATTATAGTTTGCACAAATAAAGAAACCGATTTTATGCGCATTGATGACGAAGAAATACGTTTTTGGATTAGGAAAATTAACCCGATTGTTGGCAAAAAGAACACTAACATCGAAAATGATTTGTTTAACGAGATACCTAAATTCCTAAAATATTTAGAACAAATGCCTGAAATTGACTTTTCAAATTCGCGCATGGTTTTCACGCAGGAGGAAATCCAAACCGATTCGCTGGATCTAATTAAAAAAGAAAGTAAAAATGGATTAAGAAAGGAACTTGAAATATACATCGAAGACTTTTTTAATAATAATGATGTAAATGAGTTTGAGGCAACTGCAAAAGACATTAAAGAAAGGTGGTTTGAACATGATAGAGAAAAGATGTCTTACATCCTTAAAGTGCTTAAAAACGAAATGAAAATGACACCGCAACCAAATAAGTATTATATTCGATTTAATGGCAAAAATTATGAGGATAAAAAGAAAGGCACGCCATTTCTATTTGTTAGGGAAAATACTCAAACCGTTCAAAATGAATCTTATAGCGATTATGAAAACAGACAACCATATTAACAGTAAAGTCTTTTCTAAAAGTCTTTTCTATATTAAACTATTGATTACTAATTATTTAGAAAAAAATAGAAATAGAAAAGGCATTTGGTCAACTACTATAAAAAATATTATCAATAATAATAATAGCAATAGTTTTAGCCATTTACCTCTCTCTTTTTTCTATATATATATAAAATATAGTAGTAGTAAGGGTTATAGCTTAGAAAAGACTTAGAAAAGGCATTAGAAAAGACTTAGAAAAAAATTACGTTTTCTATAAATTATAAATAATATGACAATCTACACAATCCCCGAATTCGAACTGTATTACCACAACACTTACAAACGGTCAAACATGGCAGAAGCGTTTTGGAACACCTTACCAATCGAACGCTTTAACCTTAACAAAAAGAAAGTGGTTAAGAAACGCAAAGCGGAGCTCACAACTAATCACTTGGACTTACCGGTAAACAATATCCTGCAGCATAAAGAAACCAAAGATGTGTTTAATACAAATAAGTTTACCGATTTAATCATTGCATACTTAAAATCCGTTCACAACTGCAATAGTGCAAGGCGCATCAGTAGTGAGGGTCGTTATCGTAAAGGCATCGGTTACATTGCAGGACTCAATAAAGGTATGGAGGATATACAATGTGTCCTTAAAGGGAAACTTTTTGCCATCGAAATTAAAAGCCCCAGTGACCGAATGGGAGAAGCACAACTTAAACGCAAAGCAGCAATCGAATCCGATGGCGGTAATTACATTATAGCCACATCATTTGAGCAGGTGCAAACGGAATTACTTAACTTATTAAAATAATTCTTATCTTTGTGGTATGAAAGCGTGTAAATTACACGAAAATACACACAAATGGGCTTTACTAAAGGCAATAAAGGCAAACCAAAAGGAGCAACAAACAAACTGACCAAATCGGTTAAAGAAGCGTTTGAGGTTGCGTTCAATGAGTTACAGGGCGATGAAAACGCAAACCTTGCTAATTGGGCAAAGGAGAACACAACCGAGTTTTACAAATTAGCAGCCAAACTGATACCGACATCAGTGAATGCTGATTTGACTACGAAAGGAGAACAAATAAAACTATGGCAATTAGAATTTGTCGATGACAAAAATAAAATTTAACAAAGCATATCGCCCCGCACTTTTAAGCCAACATAGATACTTGGTATTGAAAGGCGGGGCGGGCTGATTGGTTCAGGCAAATCAATCGCAGCAGTTCAAAAGATAATCCTGCGAGTTACAACCGAGCGCGGCCATCGTATATTGTGCATTAGAAAGGTGGCAACGACTATTCGTAACAGTATCTATCAATTATTTGTAGATAAGCTATTAGAATACGATATATTCAGCGAATTTACTATTAACAAGTCCGAGATGCGTTTTACCCACAACGCAACAGGCAACGAAATCTTATGCGCTGGTATGGATGACCCCGAAAAGATTAAATCCATTGCAGGCATCACATCTGTTTGGTGCGAGGAAGCAACCGAGTTGGATGAATTAGACTTCAATCAGTTGGAGTTAAGGGTGCGAGGCGAAACGGAAAACTACAAACAGTTTATTATCACATTTAACCCCATTAGCGAACAGCACTGGTTAAAAGGCAGATTTTTTGATATACCCGACACAGAAACATTGATATTACACACAACTTACAAAGACAATTCGTTTTTAGATGCCGATTACATTTATCACTTAACCGAGCGTGTAAAAGCAAACCCAAACTTGCACAAAGTTTATGTTTTGGGCGAATGGGGCAAAGTCGATTTCGGTGGCGAGTTCTTAAAAAGTTGGTCAACTATTAAGCATTCATTAACTGTTCCTTATGACCCATCATTAGCCATTTGGCTTTCATTCGATGAAAACGTAAACCCTTACTTCCCTTGTGGCATCTTTCAAATTAGCGATGAAAATGAAATAAGAATGATTGATTGCATTGCGCTAAAAAACCCCGACAACACCACCAAAGTAATGGGCCGCACAATATTAGCCAAACTGCGCCAATGGAGGCATAACGGCTTTGTTTACGTTTGTGGTGATAGCACCAGCCAAAAGGATGACGTTAAGCAAGAGAAAGGATTCGACTTGTTCCGCTTATTGATTAACGAATTAGATGAGGTTAAACCAATTAGGCGCGTAAGCAAATCAAACCCGAATGTGCGCCCAAGTGCTGACTTCTTTAATGCCATATTAGAGTATAATGAGCAAGGCATTAGTTTTGTTGTGGATGAAAGTTGCAGAGTGGCAATATTAGACTTTGAAAACACAAAGGAAGACAAGAATGGCAAAGTAGATAAAAAAACCGTAACCGATCCAGTAACCAAAGTAAGTTACCAACCATACGGCCACATTGTTGACTTAACACGTTATTTAATTACAACCGTTTTCGCTTCACAATATGCGAGGTTTCAAACAGGCATTATCAAACCGCTTGTTGTTGTTGGTAGAGATGCAGAGTATAAATCAGTTAGTAGATTTTAGTTACATATTTACCAAATATCAAAATTTATTATATTATTTTGCATCATGGCACGATTCTTAAAAACCTCCGACTATTTAAGCATAATTCAAACGGTTGACCTCAATCAGATAACCGAGAATACACCGCAAAATTTGTATGATAGCGAGGTTAAGGCCATTTCACGTATGCGCACCAAATTAGTGCAGCGTTACATGGTGGACATCGAATTAGGCACAATGGATGCCTATTCAGCAGCTACCCATTACCGTACGCGCGACAGAGTTATAGCAGGCGAAGTGATTACACACGTTAACGACTTTAATCGTTGGGACAATAAAACCGAATACATTATTGGCGATATTGTAACTGATAACAATGGCTATGTTTACACTGCCATAGCAGCAAGCACAAACCAAAAGCTAACATTAACCGCGTACTGGCAACCAATGGTTAACGTGCTAACAAGCAACGCAACCTATTGGACTGTTGGCGATAATCGTTACCCGATGTTCGTGGAGTTGGCAATGGATATGACCCTTTACAACTTGCACGCACGAATTAACCCGCGCAACATTCCCGAGTTAAGAATTGAACGCAATAGAGAAGCATTAGACCAATTAGATAGATGGGCAAGTGGGACAGATACGGCAGAGGTGTTGAACATCAATACAACCGATAGCGAGGGATTCAGCATTCGTTACGGAAATAGTTTAGATAAACAAGATAATTTCTTTAAATAATGGCTTGGTATAACGATATATTTAACTTCAACAAACCGCAGCCACAAAAGGCGAACATACGCAAGACTATTGACTTTGAGCAACAGTTGCAACGTGTAAGGCAGGATGCGACAAAGTATAACATAGCATTGCAGGCGGCCGAATCGCCAATGTACCCGAACCGCTTCTTGTTAATGCAAACCTATCAACAAATTGTGTTAGATGGGCAAGTGCAATCGGCAATGTTGCAGCGTAAATCAAAGGTGTTATGCAAGCGTTTTATGGTTTGTGGACCAGATGGCGAAATGGATGAAACCAAAACCGCTTATTTTAATCAAAAATGGTTTTATGACTTCCAAAACCTTGCATTAGATTCAATTTTTTGGGGCTTTAGTTGCGTTCAATTTGGCGCGATTGTTAACGATAAATATACAAGTGTTGACCTTATACCGCGCATTTATGTAGTGCCTGAATTTAGTTTAGTTCGCACCAACACTGCAACGGTAACAGAGGGTAAACGATTTGATGAAGCCCCATACAATAACTGGTGTATAGGAGTAGGCGAAAAGAAAGATTTAGGGCTAATGATGTATTTGGCGCCATACGTTATTTGGAAGAAGAACGCAATGGCAGCGTGGGCAGAGTTTGCTGAAGTATTCGGCAGTCCGATACGTGTTGGCAAAACCGATGTGCGCGATGAAATGACCCGCAAAAACATGGAGAATATGTTGCGCAATATGGGTGTAGCTTCGTGGGCGGTGTTGGATTTGAACGATAACATTGAGTTGATGCAAGCAAGCAGAACAGATGCCTATGCAGTGTTCGATAAAATGGTGGAGCGTTGCAATTCAGAAATCAGCAAAATTATATTAGGGCAAACAGGCACAACTGATGAAAAGAGTTATTCAGGAAGTGCTAATGTTCACGAGGGTGTAGCTGCTATGATTGCGAAGCAAGACACGTTAAAGATGCAGTTTATCATTGAAGACCAGTTAGTGCCGATGATGATCCGTAACGGATTTGACTTAACAGGATGCACATTTAAATACGATGAAAGCGAAAGTTTACCATTAGCAGAGCAAGCAAAGATTGATGTTGACTTTTTAAAGGCAGGCATTAAATTAGAACACGAATATTTGGAGCACAAATATGGTGTTGAAATAATGGATGAACCCGGTATGGAGGAAGAAGAGGAAGAAGAAGAGGAAGACACTATGCCAAAAGAAGTTATTGAAATAGAAAACAAACTGCGTAACCTATACAAATAATGTGTACTTTTTGCAACGTAGGTAAGGAAGTTGACCCACCAACCCCATTTGATGAAAACGACTTCAATCGTTTCTCTAACGATGTGTGGATAGGTGCGGTTACACCTCAACAGTTGCCAACAGGAATCTATTTAAAAACTGCAAAGTATTTAAAAGATGGCATTGACTTGGCGCCAGTTGTGGATGAGGTGTTGACTGCCGATTTACTGAATAACATCTACGTGTTTAGTGGTGCGAAAACCTACCAACAAACCAAAGCGTTGACTGCATTATTAGCAGTGCCTGAATATCAATCTAACTTCTACGCATTTAAACGCGCAGCAGAGCCTATATTTGGCATCTACAACCAAGACTACTTACAAGCCGAATACCAAACCGCTAAAGCATCGGCAAGGATGGCATCGGATTGGAAGCGTATAGAGATGGATGCCGATGTGTTGCCATTGTTACAATATCAAACCGTTGGCGATGGCAGAGTAAGGCCAACACACGCGGCATTAGACAACATCATTCGCCCTATAAGCGACCCTTTCTGGAAACAATACTATCCCCCTAACGGATGGCGTTGTCGTTGTACCGTAATACAACTATCAGAGGGGCAAGAAACGGATTTGAGCAAGTTCACACCGCCCGAAGATGTGCCACCATTGTTTCGTATGAATGCAGGACAGGATGGCTATGTGTTTAAGAGCAAGGGCAAAGATAAGCACCCTTACTTTGACATTGCGAAAGGCGATAAGGAAGCAGCTAAAGTTAATTGGAATTTACCACCGTTATCAACACCACCGAAACCTGCACCGATAATTGAAGTGCCGAAAGTGTTTAAACCTGCAACAACATTTGATGAAGCTAAAACAATAAAAGAAGCTAAAGACAAACTTGATGAACTTGTCGATCAGTATGGTGGCGAAGATGCTTTCAAGAAAGTGATGGAAGAGCAGATTGTCAAACGAAGAAAGAATCAGAAAGCAGAAGAAAAAGTCACTACTGGCGAAGCGTCTGTCATCGAGTCTGAAAGTAAAAGTCCAGAAGGCCAGGTTCAGGAAGACAAGATTACCAATCAAGCTATTGGGGCAGACATTTCTTCAAAAGAACAGTACGTCCCAAAAGACGATTGGGAGAACAGCTTAATGAAGGCTAGGGAGTATGCGCAACAATTAAAAATAGATTCTTTTCTGCCTGGAAGTTTTGATTTCAAAGGGAAACCATTGGAACAACTTGTATCAGAAATTAAAAAGGCGATAGATAAACCCTCAAAACCCACCATCAAAGAAATAGCCGATGCCAGCGAAGGAAGAGTTATTATTGCGAAGATGCCTGCGGAAGAAGAGGCTTAGAGCACGTTCAATCCCGATGAATATGTAAAAGAGTTTGGCAAAGAGGGGAAATTTAAGGTCATAGGAAAGAATGAGAATTGGGATTTAGTAGGTGAGGATGCTAATGGAGTCAGAGCTACTTTAAGCAGCAAAGGCATTATCAGTACACAGCCAGTTGGGATGGTGCCAACTAAATCAGGAGGAGTTGAAATGCAAATCAATACTCCAGAAGGGGATTTTTTGACCACTGATGAGATTCAGAAAAAGGGCAAATCCGAAGCCGACAAGATTGCTGCAGACGCAGGATTTGATCACGCTTCTCATTTACTCAACTCAGTTAAAAAAAGAACCGGACAAGAGTTTGAGAACGTACAGGATATTCCAAAATCTGTTATTGAGGAAACTGTAAAATCACGCGAGGAAGAGAAACCCAAGATCACTCAAATCAAAGAAGCCAACCCTGAAAGGATACTGGTAGTTAAGCCTACTCCGGATAAGAAAACTGCGTTGGAAGAATATGAGGAAAAGCAGAATGAATATGAGAATATCGGATTAGATATTCTAAATAAATATGGAGAGAAGAGATTGTTAGACTGGGTTCAAAACCAGCCTATGCTTGGCGGGTACAACGGTATAAGGAATATAGCCAGAAAAGCAGGAGTTGACTATCCTCAATATCAGTCAGAGTTTACCAAAACAATAGGAGCCGCCAACATGGATAAATACCACGAAGGTATTTTTCCTAAAATCTTAGCATACTTTAAAAGCAAGCAAGAAACGAAAGCACCCCGAAAGAGCGATGCCAAATTCGATAAAGCCCGTAAGTCTGCCGCAGAACTACTTGATTTGATAGGCCCTGAATTGAAAATCAATGAAGAGTATGACAAAGACAAGGCTCAGAAGATAATTATCAAAGCAGGAGAGGTAGTTGCCAACTACATTGACGCAGGAGTCACACGGATAGCAGAAATGATGCAGGACATCCTTGCCACTTATGGGGAGGCTGGGCTTAGAACTCTCTTTGACCCTATGAAAAAAGGGTATGGAAGTCAATTGGCATCTGCCGAGAACATTGATGAAATGGACGAGATTAAAACCGTGAGGACTCTTACGGTTGAGGATATTTTAAAAACACAAGATGGAAGCATATCAAACACCGATGGCACAGGTACATCTGAACTACCTGGCGGAGCACAATCCGAAGGAACTGGAAATGTTACTGAGAAGAAACCAGTTGAAAGCAAGACTGACGAAGGTAGTGGAACAAGCGCTGGAGTCGAAGGAGGATCTACAAAAGCAAGGAAGAACCGAGGCGGAAGCTCTGGAGGTGGTAACCGAAAAGGTACTGGCACCGGACTTGAGCCTTCTGGAACCGCAGGAGGTGAATCTGGAACTACTGGCAAGGGCCGAAAGGAGCTTAATGTAAACGATCAGAACCACGTTATCCAAGAGGGTGACGATATTGTGCCAACTGGCGAAACGGCTAAGATAAGGGCCAATATTGCGGCCATCAGGCTTGTAAAAAAATTACAGGAAGAGAATAGAAACGCAACTCCCGAAGAGAAGAAGATACTCGCCAAGTTTGTTGGATGGGGAGGATTAGCACCTGTTTTGGATAAGCAGAAAGCCAGAAACGGATGGGATGACAATTGGAACAAGAAATATGAGAATTATCATAAAGACATTGCTGATCTTCTCACGGATGAAGAGTTTAATAATGCCGTCAATTCTACCATTAACGCACACTATACAGACCGCAGGGTAATTACCTCTATCTGGGATCTTGTTAAAAGACTTGGGTTTACCGGAGGGAATGTAATGGAGCCATCTGCAGGCGTGGGTCACTTCTTTGGCCTAATGCCACAGGAAATGGCGCAGAACAGCAATCTGAAAGCGTATGAACTGGACAAAATAACTGGACAAATTTTGTCCAAACTGTATCCAGAAGCCAGCGTTAGGGTTACGGGTTACGAAGAAGCCGTTGAGGGTAGTAATACACAGGATTTGGTGATCAGCAACGTTCCTTTTGGCAAAACGGCACCTTTTGATGTCCGCTATAAGGATTTATCAAAGTTTAGCCTACACAACTACTTCATTGCAAAAGGAATTCAGCAATTAAAGCCGGGTGGACTAGGAGTTTTTATTACTTCCTCTTCTTCCATGGACAACGGAGCGTCAGCCAACTTCCGAGAATGGACCAACAACCAAGGGAATGCTGATTTCATTGGAGCCATCAGACTGCCCAACAATGCCTTTTCAGAGAATGCAGGCACACAGGTAACTACCGATTTACTTATTTACAAGAAGCGGACAAGCGAAACGGCAGGAGAGTTTAACGAGCCCTACCGGGTATCTGTTAGCTTCAATGAGACAAAAGACTCCAAAGGAGAGCCGGTAGAGATATTTGTAAACGAGTATTTCAAGAGAAATCCTGAAATGATGTTGGGTGAGATGATGCTTGCCCATGAAGCGGGAAGTGGTGGACTGTATAGTGCAGACTCTCAAACGCTAAAAGCACCTGCAGGTCAGAATACCGTTGAATTAATGGCTGACAGGATATCAAGATTTCCTGAGAACGTGTTTGGTGCTGAGGTTGTGGAGGAGAAAGAAACTGAGAAGGCTGATCTGGGAGACAAAGAAGGAACTCTTAAAGAGCAAGGAGGTAAACTTTACTTTGTTGAGAATGGGGAATTGCACTTGCAGCCCTGGGGATCAGAGACGATCAAGAGTGAAGGCAAAACTTATAAGAAATCGGATGTTGTTAAAGACTACAGTGGTATTAAAGTAGCGGTTAATGATCTAATCCAAGAAGAGCAGAACAAGGAAAATAACGATGTAAGGCTTGAAGAACTTAGGAAGGAGCTGAATAAGAAGTATGACGGTTTCGTAAAAAAGTACGGCAAGCTAAACAGGAACAACAAACTTGAATTTCTTGAAGAAGACGCTGACCATATTAGTGTTACTTCTCTTGAAAACGTAGTTAAGGAATCGACCATTAATGAAAAGACAGGAAGGGTAACGACTAAGTTTGACATTGCCAAGGCTGATATTTTCAAAAAACGGGTAAACTTCCCATATACAGAGCCAGAGAAAGCAGATAGCCCAAGTGATGCCGTAAGCATAAGTTTAAGTTATCGAAATAAAATTGACCTCCCGTACATAGCAAGTCTATTGAATATAAGTGAGGAGTCGGCCAAGCGGGAATTGATTGATAATAACCTTGTCTATGAGAATCCAAAAACAGGACTTCTGGAAGAGTCAGATTCTTACTTATCAGGGTATGTCAGAACTAAGTTAGCAGAGGCAGAAGCAGAAGTTAAAGCTAATCCTGATTACGAAAGGAACGTAGAGGCCTTAAAGAAGGTAGTGCCTAAAAATATACCAGCACAGTTAATTGAATTTCGGCTAGGCTCAAATTGGATGCCAGGTGATATTATCGACAATTGGATAAAAAATGCTATTGATGTAGATACGCAGGCACGATACAATCCACTCACAGGATCATGGATATTGGGAACTAGTGGAGGAACCTATGGCGATAAGAACAGAATAACCTATGGGACTAAAAAATTCACAGCCATAGAACTTATCGAAAAAGCTTTGAACTTACGTCAACCAGAGGTAGTAAATGTATTTAAAGAGCCGGGTGGAGGAACCAGATCGGTGAAGGACCTGGAGGCTACCGCAGAAGCGCAAGGAAAGATGCAGGAGCTTGCTGATTTGTTCTATAACTATGTTAAAGGCAATAAAGAGAACATGAGCAAACTGGAAGTACTTTACAATGAAAAATATAACGACTTCATTGAAAAGAAACAGTCACTCCCCTCATTCACCTATTTTCCTAATGCCAATCAT